AAAAATATATGCCTGGAAGTTGGGGTTACTTTAAAAATCAAATTCAAGAATATTTAACAAAAAATTTTTCACCAGATGACACGGTATTGGATATTGGCTGCGGTCAAGGTGATTATTATGAAATGTTAAAAGATCATTTCAAGCGGATTGATGCTGTTGAAATTTGGGAACCATATATACATGAATACAAATTAAAAGAAAAATATACGAATTTATACCATGTGAACATCATGGATTTTGATTTTGATTATTATGATATCATTATAATGGGAGATATTTTAGAACATTTGAGTAGGGAAGACTCGATTACATTGCTTAATCGAATACATAAAAAATGTAAACAAATTTTAGTTGTATTACCATATTATCTTCCCCAAGAAACAGTGTTTGGAAATGTATATGAGAGACATCTGCAACCAGACATAGACGATTCGGTAATGGAAAAATATTTTCCGATGTTAAAATTACACGAATTCCATGGCAAAGAGGCGAAACTTAGAATAGATGTCGGGGAAAACGTATATTATTATTGTGTTTTTGTTAAAAAATAAAAAAAAAATGAAAGAAATATATAAAGCCATATATAATTTTAAATTGGATAGGAAATATTGGAAATATCAAAATTTAACAGGGGAAGATTATGATATAAGAAGATCCAAACCAGCACCGTATTTGAAAAAAGCAATTGAAATTGCAAAAATATTGAACTTAAAAACTGTTGTTGAAATTGGATCAATGCGATATGCTGTAACAAAAAAATGTTTAGATTACTTTTACTCATCAAATGATCCTTTTCTTTCACCGTCTTGTTGCTGTGATGGTCACGGTGGATTTTTTTGGGCAAATGAGGGTTTTGAAACGTATACTGTGGATATAGATTTGAATTGTAAAACAAATATGGAGTGGTGTTACTCGAATCTTGAAAGGGAAATTCCTAAAAATTTGCATATTGAGATTCCAATCGATGGTATAGAATTTTTAAAAAAATTTGATAAAAAAATAGATGTTCTTTTCTTGGATGGTTGGGATGTTGGTAGTGATCTATATGCAGAAAAACACTTAGAAGCATACCAAGCGGCTAAAGACAAGTTTTCCCCTCAACACTTGGTTTTAATTGATGATACGGATTATTTAACTTTTAACGGTGGTAAAGATAAAATACTATCTCCTTTTTTAATAGAAGAAGGCTATATACCATTATTCAATGGAAGACAAACTCTATTTTTGAAAAAATGAAAAAAGTTATTCTCAGCCTAACCACGATACCCAATAGATTGAATAATCCAGATTTAAATGGTGGATTATATCCAGTTATTAAAAAAATTACCAATTTATCATATGAAAATTATGAAATTCATTTAAATATTCCTCATTTTAATAATAAAACAAATGAGGAATATATCATACCGAGTTGGTTAAACGATTTTAATGATGAAAAATTGAAAGTTTTTAGAACGGAAGACTACGGTTCAATAACAAAATTGATACCAACATTGGAAAGATTAACAGATGGTGAAGATGTCATTATAACTTTGGATGATGATTTGGAATATATGGATGGATTTATCGAATACCATTTGAAAAAAAGGGAAGAGTATCCTGATTGTGCAATTGGTTTTGCTGGAATTGGTGCAATAGATGGTAGTTGTCATTTTTGTACAACTGTAAACAAAGATGTCAGAGTGAAAATTTTAGAAGGATATAAGACAGTTTCTTATAAAAGATCATTTTTTGATGATGATTTTAAAAATTTTTCAATTGGAAATTGGAATGACGATATGATAATTTCGGCTTATTTGGGAATGAAAAACATTAAAAAGATCGTAGTTTCATATGAAAAGGATGATGATTTTACACCTAGAGTCGAATCATTTCCAATAGTAGGCCATTTACCAAATGAAAGAGGCGGTTGTTGGTTGTTTAGAAATGAATCTGTACCAGACAACCATGAAATTTATTATAAATTGGGATATTTGGAAAAATGAACAACGTAACAATTGTAACTGGTCTTTGGGACATAGGAAGAGGGAATCTAACGGAAGGTTGGTCTAGAAACTTTGACCATTATCTCTCCAAGTTTTCGGAACTTTTAAAAATCGAAAACAATATGATAATATTTGGAGAACAAGAATTGGAAGATTTTGTTTTTCAACATAGAAATAAAGAAAATACTCAATTTATTGTGAGAAGCAAGGATTGGTTCAAAGGTGAGTTTTATGAAAGAATTCAAAATATTAGAAACAATTCAAATTGGTATAATCAAGCAGGATGGTTAAAAGACTCAACTCAAGCAAAATTGGAATTATATAATCCACTTGTAACATCCAAGGTGTTTTTACTAAACGATGCAAATATTTTAGATCGTTTCAATTCAAAGCATTTGTATTGGCTTGATGCTGGAATTACAAATACAGTTCATTCTGGATATTTTACACATGACAAAGTTCAGGATAAACTACCAAAGGTTTTTGATAAATTTGGATTCGTCGCTTTTCCTTACAATGCTAACAACGAAATACATGGTTTTTCTTATCCTAAAATAAACGATTATGCTGGAAAAGATGTAAAACTTGTTTGTAGAGGTGGATTGTTTGGAGGACCAAAAGATATAATAGGGGAAATTAATACAATATATCACGGTGTTCTTTCAAATACATTGAACGATGGATACATGGGAACAGAAGAATCCGTTTTCAGTATCATGCTTTATAGATACTGTGGAATGATCGATTATGTTGAAATAGAATCTAATGGACTTATATCCAAATTCTGTGAGGATTTAAAAAATGATAAATTTGAAGTGAAAAATATTCTTCCAAAGAAAACTGGAGAATTTTCCAAAAAAATTGATATTGAAAAAGTTGGGCTTTATGTGATCAGTTTTAATAGTCCTGAACAATTTGAGACTCTAATCAAATCAATGTTGGAATATGATGCTGATTTTATCAATAAACCAAGAAAGTTTTTATTGGACAATTCGGTTGATCTTTCCACAACTCCTCGTTATGTGGAACTTTGTGAACAATATGGATTTGAACACATCAAAAAGAATAATATTGGAATTTGTGGAGGAAGACAGTTTGTCTCAGATCATTTTCATAATTCTGATTTAGAATTAATGATTTGGAGTGAGGATGACTTCTTCTTTCAAAATAAACCAAATGAAACATGTAAGAATGGTTTCAATAGATATTGTCCAAATCTGTATCAAAAATGTTTAGAAATCATAAAAAAAGAAAATTTTGATTTTTTGAAATTAAATTTTACAGAATTTTATGGTGATTCTTCAACCGCATGGGCTTGGTATAATGTTCCATCTGAAGTTAGAGTAAGACTTTGGCCTAACAATCCAAGATTACCAGTTCAAGGATTAGACCCGAATGCTCCTTTGACGGAATTTAAAAATATCAAATCATATAAAGAATTGCCTTATATTACAGGAAATATATACTATTCGAATTGGACACATTTTGTAACAAAAGAAGGAAACAGAAAAATGTTCCAAGAAACCAAATGGGCGCACCCTTTTGAAAATACCTGGATGTCATATATTTATCAAGAAACCATTAAGGGCAATATAAACCCAGCATTATTACTGTTGACACCAGTTGAACATAATCGCTTCCATCATTATTCCGCTGGATTGAGAAAAGAAAATTAATTGATCACGCTAAAATATGTAAACCGCTTGGTATTTTTTGATGCCTTGGTATATCCTGCACCATTGAAATACAATATATCATAATTTCCAACTAAGAGATTCTCTGGTAATCTAAATTGTAAAAGAGTTCCATCATCTAATACATCATATTCATAAACTGGAAAACCAGAAACGGACGGATATCTTGCACTAATTGATTTTATTTCTGTATAAAGATTCAATTCCATTTGATTCATCGATGCGTTACTGGAAGACAGATACAGACCATTTAATGATGTGTATTGAAACATATCTCCCTTGATATTCGCATTTGTGGAAGAAAGGTTTTGCGTTTTAACTGTAAATGATGGTTTGGAAAAATCCTTCACGATATTATTTAGGGAGAAAATGCTAAATAATCCCATGGAAAGAATTATTCAAGGACTATTAACTATACTAAACCAAATCAAATTTCATCATTGGTCTACTGATTCATTTGCAAAACACAAGGCACTTGGAGAAGCCTATGATAGTTTGAACGATTTGATTGACGAATTTGTGGAAGTAATGCTTGGAAAATATGGTAAAAATCTTTCCACAATCGATTTCACGATTTATTCAGAAGGAGATATTCAAACCTCTGATGTATTGGAAGAAATTATCAATTTTTTAACAGTTACACTTACAGATGGCTTGAGTTCTGAAAAAGATAGCGATTTACTAAATTTGAAAGACGAAATGCTCGCTGTAATTAATAGAACGAAGTATCTTTTGACTCTAAGTTAATTTTTTTTTTTGAAAAAACGAATGCTCGGTTATAAATAAAAATATATGGCGATTAATTTTAACAGCTTTACAGAGGGAACTACCTCGAATATTCAAAGCAATGATTATGTTGTGGGTTTTGATAATACAAGCCCAGGCGGGGAGCGCAAATGGACCGTTTCCACAATTGCAAATGCTGTGCTTTCAGCTAACTCTGTTGGTGCAACGCAGATCGCTAATGGATCAGTCACCGCAGCAAAACTTGGCACTAACGAGCAGAAGCAGATTTGCAAAGCATGGGTGAATTTCAATGGAACTACATCGCCGGGAACAATCCGTTCAAGCTACAATGTCTCAAGCGTTACGAAGAATGGAACTGGTGATTATACTGTGAATTTTGCGACTGCATTAGCTGATGCGAATTATAGTGTGTGCGGAACTGGATCAAGCGTTTCAAGTGGAGAAACATCTGGTAGGTTGACAGTTAATCCAGTTCCAACAACGCCACTTACCACTAATTCTGCACGGATACCTTATGTTGGCGCGGCTTATTATGATCCTTTATGGGCATCAGTTCAAATCTTCGGAAACTAATTTTATGCTTATCACCTATCCACAACCAAACGGACAAGTAGCAGTAGTCATTCCTACTGGAGATGTTAATGACGCAATCAAAGATGTTCCAGCAGGAGTAGAATACAAGATTGTCGAGTCAGTTGACATTGATAACGACTACTTCAACGCATACGAGTTTGACGCTGAACTCGGCGCAAAGGTAAACATCGAGAAAGCGAAAGTTATTCATCTTGATAAGTTCCGTGCTACAAGAAATCCTCTTCTGGTTACTCTTGACGTAGATTTTATGAGAGCAGTGGAATCTGGTAACACAACCTTACAACAAGAAATTGCTTCTAAAAAGCAAGCTCTTCGGGATGTTACTAAAACAGAGCTTCCAAATACTCTAGAAGAAATTAAAGCAACTTGGCCAGAAATTCTTGGACCAAAACCTTTTTAAAAAAAAAATATATTTTCCAAACATTGCATTAAATAATTAATGTGAATCTTAATGCACCTGATTTTCTAAAGGATTTAGAAGGAATACAAAACAAATTGGATGGTAGTATATCTATTGATGCATTGACAAGTGTATCAAATTTACCACAACTTTCCGAATTTTCCGAACTAGCCAAAGGATTGTTGCCAGAAAATCTTATAAAAACAGATGAAAATGGTAAACTCGGTCTTGTTTCTTTAACGGAATTACAAAGCGCATTATATAGTGGCTTAACAGATATAAAAGGATATCTGGAAAATGAAATCACAGGTGTTTTTAATTCCCTAAAGGGTGAAGTTGAAAATGCATACAATGAAGCAAAGGCGGTTTATGATGATCTCAAAAACTTATCCACTAATATACAAAACGATAGTTCTGTAATCGCAGATTTGGCCGTTTCTTCTTTAAATGGTGCAACAGGACTCAATATTGAAGTCCAAGACCTTGCAAATTTACAAAAAACCGTATCCAATACAATAGAAAGTTTTGCCCAACTTTCACCTAAAAAAGTAAAAGACCTCGCTGATCCAAATTTTTATGGAAGAGTTGTAAATGCAACTCTTAACACAACACTTGATCTTACAGGAAAAACAGCGGAATTAATTGCAACTCAAAGTTTAATTAATGATCAATTGGACAGTTCTGGTTATGTTGAAATGTTTAAAAGTGCTATTGAGAGCGGAAAGAATCTACTCCCAAAAGAAAATCCAAATGACCCATCAAAAGAGAAAGTTACAGTTTATAGGACAGTATATTGGGGTAAAGGAGAGGGTGCTTTACCAGAAGCGGCAGCACAAAAAGCCAATTCTGGAAATAAACTTGTGGACGATTACAGTCTTGCAGTTGACAATTCCAAGGTTATAATTGGAAGCAAAGTGAAATTCGCAGATGATAAAAAAGAAAGAGAAGCGGTTGATGTTGCAACTCCATCAAAGGGTATAACAACATCTGGAGAAAATCCAACAGTTGCCATATATTTTGAAACAAAAGAAAAAGCTCAAGCATATCTAAAGGCACATCCAGAAAGAAATGTTCTTGCAACCGTCACTGTACCTTCTCCAAAAGAAAAAGAAGATAAACAGAAACTTAAAAAGAAAGCATCTGAAACAAAAACTACAATTAGTAAAGAGAAATCTCAAAAAATGTTGGAAGATATAAGAAGAGAAAATGCAGAAACGGAAGATGTATTTAAAAAACTTGAGGCTAAATTAAAATAAGCCAAACAATCATGAAAAATTTAGATGGATTTTATAGGGGAGTTATTGTTCAAAACAATGACCCAAAAAAGTTGGGGAGAGTTAAGGTTTTCGTTCCACACATGCACCTTTCTTTAATTGACTTGGAAGAAAGTGACCATGACAAGGAATTTTATTTTGGAGAATTCGGAACAAATTATCAAAAGAAAGACCCAAATCTAGTCGATCTCACAAAATACATGGAGAAAATCAAGCTTAAACTTCCTTGGGCAGAGGTTTCTCTTCCAATTACGGGAGGCGGTTATAGCTCATTTAACTCTGCATCAAACAAGGCGACAATTTCCGATAGCCCATCCTATGCAAATCAAATTGCAGAAGATGATGGATCAACTGGAGCACCAGCGGGTGCAGAAGTTAAGGCTAATCCACCATCGGATCGTTTTTCTTCTTCTTCTGACAATCCAAATCCCCTTGGTGCTACATATAACACCCAATCTTTTTACAATGCCCCAAAAGGAATGTTTGGTATTCCCCAAGTTAATACCAAAGTTTGGCTGTTTTTCTTGGATGGGAACCCAAATACACCTGTTATTTTTGGATATAGTCCATCAGCTTCCAGTTATAGTCAAATTTATGATGATACCAATCATCCAAGTGGATACGAGAACAATGATCCAACGCAAGAAGCAAATCCAGAAAATGTAAAAAGAAGAAACATGATGACTATCAACCAAAAAGGGGGTAGTATTAGTTTCAATGGAACGGATAATGAAGAGTCGTTAAGCATTGCCCATGACAGTGGTTCATATAACGAGTTCAACAACTCTGGTCAACAGAATCTTGTGATGGGACAAAAGAGCAGTTTGGTTAAAGGTTCTTCTTTTTCTACGATAGATGATACACATTCATTCCATTGTGGAGAGGATTCAAACGTTTCTGTTCAGAAGGATGTAAAGATAACAATTGGAAGTGCAAATTATGCAGCTGCACAAAGATGGAAAGATGCTGCATCTAATATACATGCTGTTAAAAGTCTTCCAGAGACTCAAAATTCAGGAAGTGATGCGTTTTATTCCTCACCTCTTGCTAAAAAAAGTGGAGAAAATGGCCCATGTCCAGCGTGTAGTCAGGGAAGATCATATAAAACATTAAAAGGTGGGAATGGTGACGAGAAAAATAATAAGACAATTGATGAGGGGCAAACTTCTTTTATTGATAGTCTTAAAGATAATTTTTTGGCATTTTTTGGAAAGAAGAGTAAGCTTGAAATAGAAGATGCAAAGGAAGAACAATTTCCAAAAACAGAAAATTGCCCTGTTTGTTCAGGAAGTGGAAAATCACCATCATCCATGGGTGGAAACTTCCCAAAGGAAGAAAGAAAAGAGGAAACGGGAAATCTTTATTTGAACTCAGCACAGGACTTTTTTGAAGCGGAAAATGATTTGGGAGAAGGCGGAAGTTTAACTCTCAATGTTACCAAGGATGTATTCTTGAGTGTTGGATGTGCATCGAATGACTTTGATAGTGTCCGAGTTAACAACCAAGGGTCCGCACATGATATAGGATTAAAATTGGATGGGGAAAACGGTGTTTATCCCTCCCCAGTTGTTGGAGCGGTAGTGGAGAAGGTTCATGTGGATAGGTTTCCAGGTGGACAGTTTACGGTGGACGCTCAAAATGGAATCAACCTATTGGGCGGTTCTGGTGGGATCGATTTCAGTAGCACAGGAGTCATGAGCATTCACGGAACAATTGCAGAAGTTACTGGAGAACAGGTAAATATTAGTGCAAAGAGCGGACTAAATATTGCAACTGATGATGTTCTTTCCATTAAAGGTTCAAATATCTCAATTCAATCGTCCAATCAAGTGTTTGTTAAAACTGTTCTTGCAGTGGATGGAAATATAGTGTGTCGTGGAGGAATCATGGCGCAGGGAGAAGTATATCTTCAACACGTTACAGCACCCGTTTCATTTCAAGAAACCGAATATCAGGCAGAATTGTATGGGACATCGTATGGAGAGAAGCAAATGGTGATGGGATTTATAAAAAACACACAAACTATCACTATGGATATACCCGGTCTTGGAAACGATATCCCTTGCCTTGTAAAACAAACCGTTCCAATCTATACAACAGACAGTGGACAAAAAGCGGAAGATGGATGTATTTTTGTATATCCACATAGTCACGTCTTTAGAAATTTACCATTAAAACTCACAACCACATATGAATCGACTAGAAGAAGAGCGGCTGGAATAGAAGTCGCTGTAAGTGGTCCAATCGAGGCAAGTAAAATTTCCAATGGTTTAACTTGTCCTGAAATAAAAGGAACAACAAAAGAGGGTAACACTGGACTAAGTAATCAATTAAAGGCAAAGGAATTTACACCAATAGAAGTATGATGTCGTTTTCAAAATACATTACAGAATCAGCATCGTCTGATTTCAAAAATAACATACAAAAAACAATTTCTTTTTTGGAAAAGAAAAAGAAAGTTTTGTTTCTCACCACATCGAATCGATATGAAAAAAATGTGGATGATGTTCCAAAAAGCACACAGATCGCATATCACATTCAAGAAATGGTTGGAATGAAAAAAATAGAAATTGTTGAAGTTCCAAATCTCAACATATACAATTGCGAAGGAAATGTGAGTAGTGCAAATGGAAATGGATGTGGAAAAAAAGAAGCATTGTTGGAAGATAAAGCAAAAAATCCCACAGGTTTTCACAGGTGTTGGTGTTCATTGCACCATAAAGATGATGAACTTTGGAAGATTTCAAGACCTCTATTTGAATCCGATTGTGTTTTATTTTTTGGTTCCGTTAGGTGGGGTCAGACCAATGCAATTTATCAGAAAATCATAGAAAGACTCTGTTGGATTGAAAACAGGCACACGACATTAAGGGAATCCAATATTGTTGGAAATATATCCGCTGGAATTATTCTTACTGGACAGAATTGGAATGGTGAAAATGTCATAGAAACCCAAAAACAAGTCTTAAAATTTTATGGATTTGATGTTCAAAATGATATTTGTTGGAATTGGCAATATACAAACAATGCAAATGACGAATCAAAAGATTCATACAAACAAGCAATCAAAGAATTTAACGAAGAGCTTCTCTAAATAACAATATGTCTAGGTTTGATAACACAATTAATGCACTTTTGGAGAGTTTGATTTTTGAGCAAGATCAAAGCGAAATTGAAAAGGCAAAAGAAATCGCCGATAAAGCTAGACAAGATATTAAAACTCAATTTGATGCTGATCCTGAAATATTTGTACAAAATGCCAACAATAAAATAGCATCTTACGATTATTTAGCCAATGCATTCGTGGATTATGTTACAAAAATAAAAGACTCTTCCATAAAAACAATTCAAGACACCTCAAGTATAAAAGAACAGACCGATGATACACTTCAAGATGTAACATCCAAGGTAAAGGATTTCGCTCTTCAATTTGGAAAAAAGGCTGGAAGTGTGATTGGTGGAACATTTGAAAAAGGACTCGATCTTGTCACAGATGAACTTGTTGAAAAAGTACCATCGATCATGAAAGGACTTATGGGGTCGGAAACATATGATAAAGTTAGAGCGGAAGTTGATCAAATGGAAGATAGTTTTTTGTATAAGGTGTTTGCATTTTTGGACCCAACAGGCGTATTGTCTTGGACATATTTGGAGGAAGCTAAAGCTCTTTATGAAAAAAATCTCGGAACAGAAAACGAAGATATATACACATTGAATCTTTTAGCGGCGGCAGTGGCCGTGATACCCGGCGTTAGTGCATTGAAAATATTCACCGTTCCTTTCAAAATATTATCACCATTAACAAAAATTTTCGGTATTGGAAGAGCGGAGAGAATAGCTAAAGCTGTTGCAAATGAATTTAAAACGGCATTTAATTTGGGAGGCAAGATGCGAAAAGCAACAACAATTGGGGGGAAAATTGGAGCATTTGCAAAAAATATCGCAAAACCAATTAAACCTATTGCAAAACTTTTTGCATCTGGTGCAAAAGCAGCTACAGTAATTGCTTCTGGTGACATCCCTCAAACTTGGAAAGATTGGACAGAGGAAGGTAAAAAGGAACTGGAAAAAGTTAAACCAGCTGAAAGAACATTGGGTAAATTCCCAAGTTTTGCAGGACTATCAACGCAAAGATTTTAATGATTTCAAGACATCTGGAAGACATATTTCAAAAATCTTAGAAATTTTTATTTTATCCAAGTTTTCCAATTTAACCCAAGAATAGTCGATATGTTCATCGGATAAAGTTATATCGTGAAAAGGTTCATTGACCTTGAAAATATAAGTAAAATATTTGTTTCCACGTATTTTAAATTCAAGTTCTTTTTTATTGACTCCTTTTATTGTTCCAATTTCTTCCTTCGCCTCCCTTTTTGCGGTTTCCAAAGGTGTTTCTTGTTCAATTGGCTTTCCGCCAACAAAACCCCACTTTTTATTTGGTTTTTTAAGAAGTAGAATTCTCTCTCCATCGTAAAAAACAATTCCTGCACCGTGGAATCTGTTAATGTTCGATTCCTTGATAATTTTGTATGCTTCAAAAATGTTCATAGAAGTATTTAAGATAAACGGCTGATTCGTCTAGGTGATCTTTAGTCGCCTAGATGAATCAGCCCTGATCGTTAAGGGCTGAGTGAAAACCATGTGATCTTTAGTCGCATGGATGAAACTCAGCCAAAAAATAATTAGAAAAAATCATTGAAAATGAAAATAGCAACACTAAATAATTTAAACTCCTTTAATGGAGATAGTTCTTTAAAAAAGAATAAAAAGACCTTTCAGTGGCGTAGCGAGATTAACTTCTTAGGATGCTGATACCAAGTAAATCAAAGGCAAAAAGAACATACTATGGATGTTCATCGTCTGGAACAGACGATTACAGGCATGGAGCTAAAATAAGACCAAACAAACTTGATTTGAATGGCATAAGCAATGAAGTGCTGAAAAAGAAAGAACATTTATGTTCTGGAAGCCAGCGGGTCTTTAGCTCACTGGTAGTTCACGATCTTTTCTAAATAATAACATGAGATTCGATGACTTTGTAAATAAAATTCTAAGAGAGGCAACTTTTTCCACGCAACCAAAAGACGTGAAAAATGTTCCAACAACTACACCAAAAGATGGTTTATCCGCTATTACAGGAGTTTCCACACAAGGGACACCAGTAAACCAACAACAAGTAACTCAACAAGGTCAAGTTGTGCAACAACCACAGAAACAAGAAGTCGATTCTTCAGATCAAGATACCGATTCATCCGATGCAATTGAAGGATTAGTTGATGCAATTGAAAAAGGAAATAAACAACAAGAAGATTTTTATAAAAAAATGATAGCTACAATGACTGCACAAAAGGCACAAGCATCAACAACTCCAGCCCAAACAACATCTCCAACAACTGCACCAGCAACAAATGTTCCAAATTCTCAACAAATTATTGCTAATTTGCAAAAACTTGGACAGTAAACAGTATAAATAATTCATAATATGGGTAAAAACTCCGATCATAAAAATATTTTTGAATCTTATTATAACAATGTTGTGTTAAATGAACAAACTGATCTCTCAAAAGAGGACATTGTTAATTTAAATGCGCTTTTGAAAACAGCAACTGGTGATGCGAAAAAATCAATTCAAGCTGAAATTGATAAAAGAGTGAGTCAAGTAGCACTAGCACAACAACCCAAAGACGTGTATAAGGGTAATGAGGATAATAGCGACCTTAAATGGGATGAACATAGCGCACCACCAGCACCAGTATCAGCAGCACCAGAGACAGCGCAACCAGCACAAGTAGCAACTCAACAACCACAAGTAGCAGCACCTCAACCCACAACTGGTAGTGGAGAGTTTGATGAAATTGCAAATTTAAAAGCAGCATTGAATAATCCGAATTTAGATCCAACGCTAAAAAAAATAGTACAAGATAGGATCACTGAATTATCAAAACAACCACAACCACAAGCGAAACAAGCGGCTCAACCAAAAGCACAATCTTCTGGAGGGGGATCAATAGTTGATTATTTGGCTAGTAAAGGGCAACCTACAGATAAAGCATCTAGAGCAAAACTTGCAGCACAAGAAGGTATACAAAATTATAGTGGAACAGCTGAACAAAATATTCAACTTTTAAATAAACTAAAAAGTAAAGAAAAATCATCAGCACAACAACCTGCAACTCAGAAAGCAGCACAACCAGCAAAAAAATCAGGCGGGGTATCCAAGGCTGTTGGTGATGTCGGCACATCAATTAAAAAAGGTTTAGTTGGTAGCGAAAAACCACTTGGAGGTGCAGCGGGACTCGCTTCAAAAGGAATTGCAAGTGTTGGAAATCTCGCAAAAGGTGCAGCAAAAGGAATTGGGAGGGCATTAGTTGGAGATCAAGATGAATCTGAAGAAGAAGGATTCGTTCAATTTGAAAATAATAATATTGCTAAATTTTTAAAATCTCTATCTGAAAAAGATTATTCTAACGCCAATAAATATTTAAAAACTATTGTGGATAATAAAATAAATCGTAATGTTTTAAAAAACATAAATAATAAATAACAATATGTCAAAAAAGAGCGATATGAAAAATTTAGCCGATGCATATGATAGTATGTTGCTAAATGAAGCGGTTAAACCAACTGAAAGCAATGAACCGATTAAACCATTAACTCCTGAAGAAAAGGCTTTCGGTGAAAGAGCTAGAGCCAATGGTAAGAACTGGACAGAGGCTCAAACGAGATTAATGTTCCAACGTCAAAATGAAATTAATACGCAAGGAACAAACTCTTCTACTACACAAACTCAGCAACCACAGCAACCCCAACCATCACAACTAGGTGGAACTGTTGGTTCTCAGTCTAATACAATTGGAAATGTTGCTAATACTGTTAAGCCAACGCAACCCGCTCAACCAACACAAAGTAATGATGATGAAGGTTATGAAGAAGTTGAAACTACTGTTGAAAGAATACCAAATGTGACTCAAACATATACTTCCCCTTCAGCAAACCAAGCACAAAGACAACCATCACAACTAGGTGGAATTATTGGTTCTCAGTCTAATACAATTGGAGATGTTGGCGGTTTTGCTAAAGCACAAACAAATCGGCCTGTAGAAACTACAGTACAACGAATTCCAAATGCAGTTACAACTACATCTATTGCTGCTGGAGATGATGAATTTGAACAAAATGATGAAGATGAGAGTGATGATGAAGGTTATGAAGAAGTTGAAACTTCTGTAGAAAGAATACCAAATGCAACTCAAACCACATCTATTGCTGCTGGAGATGATGAAATCAAGCCATATCATAAAAAAATTCAAGAAAAAATTAACATTTCTAAATTTTTAAAGCATCTTTCTGAAAAAAATTATTCGTCCGCGCATAAATATTTAAAAGCAATCGTGGACGATAAGGTGAAAACTAAAATTGCACAAAGAATTGCAAAAATTTAAAACATAATAAATATGGATATCAAAAAGCAACTTAAAAAGGTAACTAAGGAACTTCTCAGCGAAGAATCTCTTAATGAGATTCAAGCTTCATTTGAAGCAGCAGTTGAAGAGAAGGCAAAAATCCAAGTAGCATCCGCTCTCGTAAAACAAGATGCTGACTACGCCAATAAACTCTCTCACCTATTGGAAGCAATCGATAAAGATCACACCAAGAAACTTCAAAAGGTTGTAAAAGCAATTGATATCAATCACGGTCAAAAATTACAATCAATTGTTGAAAAATATCAAACCGCTCTTATTAGTGAAGCTGGTTCTTTCAAATCGAACATCATCAACGATGTTTCAACATACCTCGACGCATATGTTGAAGAAGCTCTTCCAAAAGCTCAAATTCAAGAGGCTGTTAACAACCGTAGAGCTAAAATCGTACTTGAACAAATCAAAGAATTTCTCGGTGTTGATAGTGCCGTTTCAAAGAAAGCTGTTAAATCAGCAATCATCGATGGTAAGAAACAAATCGATGAAGCGAATGGAAAATTTGCTGCAATTCAAAGAGAACACAATGTCCTCGTTGAACGTTACAATCACATTGCTTCCGAACTTATTCTTGAAAAGAAAAGTGCTGGACTTAGCGATAAGAAAAAAGACTATATCAATCGCATTATGAAAGGTAAGAGTGCTGAATTCATAAATGAAAACTATGATTATGCTCTAAATCTTTTTAATAAAAATGAAACCGAAAGGCTTCATGAACTAAAGGAAAGTGCCATTAGAAAAGCAGTGGCAACTAACGTAGATGTTCCTCAAATTCTTGAGGAAAAAACCCAAGTTAAACAAGAGGAAGAAGTTCAAATGAACCCATACCTCAGAGAACTTTCCAAATACTAATTTTAGCTGAGATATTAAATAATTAATGTCTGAATTAAGTCGAAAAAATAAAGGAGAAACACAAAAACGAATATGAAATCTATACGCCCTACACAAGCCTATATTGACCAAACTCGCGCTGAAGCTCTTTTGGAGAAGTGGAAGCCAGTTCTGAATTATACTTCAGATAAGGTTGCCGCTATCGAAGACGATCATACCCGCCTCAATACTGCTATGCTTCTTGAAAACCAAGAACGCTGGTGCATTGAGGAATCCAACCAAGCTGGTGGAAGCTCTTCCGTTTTCGGAAGTGTTAACGCTGGTGGTTTTGGTGGTGCTGGAAATAACTTCCCCAACAGTTACCCTGCTGGTGATGTTTATGCCCAAGGTGATGCTCGTTTGCCAAAGATCCTCATCCCGATGATTCGCCGTACTTTCCCCGAATTGATTACTAATGAAATCGTAGGCGTTCAACCAATGGGCGGACCCGTTGGCCTCGCTTTCGCATTACGTTACAAGTACCTCGCCCAACAACTCGGTAATGATGGTGTTGATGGTTCTGGCATAAATGCTGGAACTAATCTCAACAACCCTCAAGCCCAAGCTGACGGCAAGGAACTCGGCTACCAATACCTCGACACCCGTTATACTGGCACTTCTAGTGCCAAGCTTTCTGGTGCTAGCGGAGCATATGCAAATCTTTTCCCAATGGTTGGACAAGATCAAGGCGTTGCTCAACTTCTCGCAAACTTCGAATTGACAGGTAAAATCCCTCAAATTGAAGTTAGCTTCGAGAAGACCGCAGTCGAAGCTGGCACACGCCGCCTCGCTGCTCGCTGGTCTGTCGAATTGGAGCAAGACTTGAAGAATATGAATGGCATCGATATCGATACCGAACTCACCAATGCAATGTCTTACGAATTGCAAGCTGAGATCGACCGTGAGATGATCATGCGTATGATTCAAACTTCTCTCAATGCTGGCTTTGGCGTTGGATACTCCGTATGGAGTCCTGCCTCTGCTGATGGTCGTTGGTTAGTTGAACGTAATCGTGATTTCTATCAACGTTTAATCATCGAAGCTAACCGTATTGCAATCCGCAACCGCCGTGGTGCAGCAAACTTCATCGTTTGTACCCCTCGCGTTGCAGCAATCCTCGAAATGTTACCCGAATTCCAATGGGTTCCAGTTCAAGGCAATGTTAATACTCAGCCTGTCGGTGTTGCAAAAGTTGGTAATCTCGGAGGAAGGTTTAATGTTTACCGTGACACTCGTACAGAAGCTCAATTTGAGCAAGGTCGTAGTTCCACTTACCTTTCACCAGGCCAAGTTCGTCCAAATCGCGTCGAATATGCTTTGCTTGGTTACAAAGGTCCAGAGTTCTATGATACTGGTATTATCTATTGCCCTTACATCCCTGTGATGATCCAAAGGACAATCGGCACTAATGATTTTTCACCTCGCGTGGGTCTTATGACCCGCTACGGAGTGGTGGATTCAATTTTTGGCGCGAATTTATACTACCACACAATTCTGTTAGCAGGTCTAGGTGAAGCATTTACACCAGCGAATACCTCGGTCTACTTCTAATAGAAGTCAAGGCAAAACTCTAGAAAGCCAAGAAGAAATTCTTGGCTTTCTTTTTTTTATTAAAAATCACAAATTTCTTCTATTTCTTTTAAATATTTTTTAAAAAACCAACTTGGAACAACAGATTCTATGTTTGTTTTGTAAATTTCTTTAATAAGAGAAAACGCAACTTCATTTTTTACATTGTGTGATAATTCTGAAAATTCTTTTTCAAATCTTTCAATACCAAGATGACAATATCCAGATGGATATTTTTTAGATTTAATAAAACCATGTTTGAAATCTGTATTAATCTCAATAAAGTCAAACGGTGTAAATTTTTTAATAGTTTCTGGTTTTAGTTGAATAAAATATGGAATTCTATACATATGCCATCCCCTATCTTCACATTCCATGTCTTTATATTTGTCGTTAATTATTGTTTTAGGATTTTGATAATGAAAGTGACTGTCAAATTCAAAAACAACAGTTTCACCATGATAATCGAATATTACATCCCATTCAAATTTTTTTTGATACTTATCTTTTTCATTAAATCTTAAATTTTCAACAAATTCAATTTGTGAAATGATATTTTGGAGCTTGGATTCTGTTAGAAATCCATCGTATTTAATTTTTTGTTTTTTCATATGAGAATATAGTATATTACATGAATCAAAAAAAGTCAAAAATAAAAAACCCCTTGGTTTATTACCAAGGGGTTTTTCTTTATATATTGTTCTATTTCTTATTGATCAAAGAGTGATTTACCAGTCTTGAGGCTTCCAACTTTGTTCTTGGAAGGATTGGTAAGTTCCGACTTATGATCGAGAGGGTGTTTACCAGTTTCTGTTCCAACTGTATCAGTTACCTTTGCATCAGCCTTACCAGAAGAAGCCTTGATATTACCAGCGGCAGCAAATCCTTTTTGGAGCTTGTGACCAGCGGAATCTGGAAGTTTTTCGATGTCGGTTGTTTCATACATACCTTGTTCATCTTCTTCTTCGGCATCTCCATCTTCATCGGAATCAACTCCGAGGTCTTCTAAATCTGTGTCAGATTCATCAGAACCTTCGTCTTCGCCCATTGAATCGGCTACTTGTTGAAGAAGGTCGATTGCCTTTTGAAGCATTTCTTTGGGTGATTCAGTTGATTCGTCGCTATCGGAATCAGTTTCGCTATCAACGTCAAAGTCTTCGACATCTCCAGCAGAACCTTCTGGTCCCATTCCAATGCCTGTGTTTAAGTTAAGTTCGTCATTCTTCATGACATCTTCGTAGAGTTTATCAAATATGCTCATAAATTTATTTATATCTTGTTCATCTAATTTTTTGGTTTTTTGTGAAAATTTTTCATTTTTCTTTGCCTTAGTGAGATTTTTTACATTTTGAGGTCCACCCTTTTTAAATGTAGAAGGCTCTTTTACGACTTCTTCGGATCTTTTAAATGTATCTTTTGGAAATTTGGCCTTGACTTTTTGGCTTTTCTTTTTAGTGGATACTGATTCATTGATTTGTGTAGCATCTGCTGCACTAGCTTGTTGCATTGCACGGTAAATATTACCAATGTCTTTGATTGATTTTGATCTGTTCATCATAGGTTTTAATGTATTTATGTTTTTGATGTGTGAAAATGCAAACTATTGAAAATAAATTTTAAACACTAAATTAGTTGGATTTGGTTTTTTATCTTTTATATGGCTTTTCCCAACCCAATACTTTTCAAAATCATCTTCCACATAAGGCGTTTCTTCCTTTGTTCTATTATTTAAAACAAATGTTACAAATCCCTTTTCATTTGATTCTTTTAAAAGTTTTCTGAAAAATTCTTTACCTTTTGTATTTGCAACTTGATCCAACGTCACACTAGAAAAAATTTGTGAAAAATAATTCAAAAAAACTCGCCTCAAAAAACCTTTAGTATCTTCTGATTTTCTTTGTGCAACAGTTTTGCTGATCATTCCTCCATCAGCGTCTATTGAAAATTCAACATATGCATTTGCTACATTATTTTTGATGAAACAAAAATATGAATATTTCTGATCAATCGTATTTTTATATACTTCTACACCTTCAAAAGAATTGAGTTTTTCTCCATTTTCAAAACAACTCTTTACAATTTCTTCATTTTTCGATTCATCGTTTAAATCTATTGGCAAAATTTTTTCGAAAAAAATAGGATTTTCGTTTAACAACAGTTGTTTGACTAAAGTATTAAAGTTTTTCATAAAGTCTGATTAAAGATTCATTATTTGTAAAAAATAATATTTTTTCATTATCTCTGTTGATTGAAATAAAGGTTTTTGAGAAATTTGTCTCCAAATCAAATGCCTTGTCATGTGTTGTTGGTAGTTCTATTGCAACCGTTTCGTTTTGATTTATTATTTCTTCACTACATCGCATAAGCTCTTTGATAATAATTTCAACATCATCTTTTTCGTTGTAATTTTTAAATTTTACATAGGTTATGGAGTCGAAAGAAATATTTTCTATAAAATTTTCAAAATGGTTAATTAAATTTTTATCAGAAAAAAACCTATCATCTATATAATCTATTAAAACTCTAACTCCAGAATATTCTTCTTGAGTGATTATACCTACGACTGTTGAATTAATAGTTTCAAATTTTTCTGAAAATTCTCCAAAAAGACCGCACATCGCATTATTATTCTTTGAATATTTTGGAAATATTTTCATCTTTGGATTATTTACAATTTCTCTTTATTTTTCCAATACCCTCTAAATATTTGAAATGACAACAAAAAAAGGTCCAAAAGAAAAATTTTATTTGGGAAACACAAACCTCCCAACAGCACAAACGCAATATGATTACACTCCTGACATGATCAAGGAGATTGCAAAGTGTAGAAAAAATATTCTACATTTTGCGAGTAATTATTTTTATATTATCAATGTTGATGAGGGTAGACAGAAGATTAAACTTCATAAATTTCAGAAGAGAATTTTGAAGGCATTGATGGAGAATAGGTTTAATATCTTGTTGGCTTCCAGGCAAATAGGAAAAACAACCCTTATGACAATTTATGCTCTTTGGGTTGCTCTTTTTGAAGAAGATCAAAGAATTTTAATTGTAGCGAACAAGGAACAAACCGCAAAAATGATTCTCAAAAGAATTAAAACAGCATTTGAAATGATGCCAAATTTTATCAAAGCTGGTGCGGTGGAATATGGTCAAACAAATATCTCACTTTCCAATGGTTCTTCTATTGGTATCTCCACAACAAGTAGTGATGCGGGTCGTGGTGAATCGGTAAATTGTTTACTAGTTGATGAAATTGCACATATTGAATGCTTTAGCGGAGAAACATTCGTTAGAGTTAGAAATAAAAAAACTAAAGAAATTCAAAAAATTAAAGTAGAAAATTTCACAAAACAATTAAACAAAACTGAACAAATAATCGAAGAGGGTTTTGGGGATGTTATTAAAACATTTGCTAATTTAAATGAATGGGAAATTGAAACACCTAATGGATGGAGCGATTTCAAAGGCATCACCAAGATGAAAAAGAAACAACTTTATTCTGTAACAACGGAAAAGGATAAAAATGTAATCGTTTCTAAAAACCATTTTTTTATAGATGAGAATGATGAAAAAATGTTCTGTAAAGATGCATTGAATAAAAATATTAAAACAATTGATGGTTTGGAAAAAGTCACAAAAATAGAAAAATACAAAAAGGGATGTGTTTATGACTTAATTTCCGTGGAAAAAGGAAATGTTTTTTATGGAAATGGTATTTTACACCATAATTGTGGATTATTAGAGGAATTCTGGAGGTCTGTCTATCCAATTATTTCATCTGCCAAAAAGTCCAAAATTCTTGCGGCATCCACACCGAAAGGAATCGGTAATCTTTTTCATGATCTTTGGGAAGGTGCAAATAAAACAGGAGAGGAATGGAACGGTTGGCACGGTGAAAGAGTAGACTGGTGGGAAGTTCCAAATAGAGATGAAAAATGGAAATTAGAAACCATGAGAACAATTGGTTCCAGAGAAGCATTCATGCAAGAGTTTGAAAATGCATTTCTAGCATCTGGTGAAATTCCAATTGACAAGGATGTTTATGATATGTTGGAATCTGGTTGCAAAGATCCAGAATACATTTTCGATGATGGTCAATATGTTGTATGGGACGAACCAAATGAAAAATGTCATTATGTTGTTGGTGTGGACGTTGGAGAAGGTTTGAATCAAAATGCCACAGTATGTCAGATTCTAAACATCACAGACCTAACAAATATCACACAAGATGCCGTCTATTATACAAAGAAAATATCACCATATTATTTTGCCCAAAAATTACACGATCTATTGCAACAATGGGGAAGACCACCAGTGCTTATAGAAAGAAACGGTTGTGGAGCACAAGTCATTGATTCTCTAAAAATGAATTATGGTTATGAAAATATTGTAACATGGGGAACGAAGGGTGCGATATCCAATGATTTCAAGATAACAAACAAAGCTGGTATTATAAGCCACCAAAATTCCAAGATAGAAGCAGTTACAAATATGAGATACTTTCTCAATGAAATGAGAAGCATCAAAATAAGAGACATAAAGACATTAAGTGAAATTAAGGACTTCATTCGTCATCCAAATGGAACATGGAGTGGTAGAACTGCAAACACTTTGGATGACAGGGTTATGGCTCTTGTTTGGGCAACTGCCATTTTCATCAATGACATTTGCAAGAGATATTACGAGATGATTGCAATGGATGACAATCAAAGACCATTAAAAATAAAACCAATCGATTATGGAATCACGGATATAGTATCTCCAAGCAATATATACGTGAACGAAAAAGATGCGCAAGCATTCATGCCACTTCCCACTGTTTTTAGTAATCCGATTGGAACAAAAGATGAATTTTCCAACATTCCAGATTATGAAATTTTAAAAAAAGATGGTTGGGATATTTTCACAAAGGATTTCAACTTCTAAATATTATCATGTCCAATCTTTCCATTTTCCAATCTTCATTCAACAAGCAAAGAAAAGACAAATTCATCATGGTTTTCGATCTTCCGAAGATTTTGAAACCAGAGAAGTCAATATTGGAAAGAGGTAATAATAAAGTAATGCCAGATACAGTTCAGTATTCTCTTTACGGAACCGTAATTCCACCCCTAAACATTCCATCCACAAATGTACCATATGCTGGACAAGTTCCAAAAATAACGACATTCAATCGTCCAGCATTTGAAAATATGACAGTGAATTTCACAGTTGACAATCTTTTTAACAACTATTGGGTATTGTACAGATGGCTCAATTGTTTCAATGATGGAAAAAAAGGATTATATAAAACCCCAATTCCATCCAAAGGTTTGATGCCAGATTATCAAACCACAATCACAGTATATGGCAGGGACGAATATAATAAAAACGTAATAAAATTTAATTTTTATCATTGTTTTCCTGTAAGTCTTGGTGGAATAGGGTATTCGGACAGGGATGCAAGCGAAATGGAATCTTCATTTCAGTATGCATATCACCAATTTGAAGCGGAATTGTTACCAGAAAAATAATTTTTTAATATTTTTTATAAAAAACGTTCTTGAAAAATCATAAATAACTTATATGGCACGTATAATTCAATCACCGGGTGTGGAGATCAAAGAGATCGACCTTACACTTAGACCCGTTACAATCGAGGGAACTTCAGTTTTTATCGCAGGTTTTGCATCACAAGGACCAGTCGATGAAGTTCTTCAACCGACAAGCATTTCCGAATTTGAACAAATTTACGGTTCACCGACAAATGCCGCTGAACGTTATTTTTATCACACCGTTAAAAATGTTGTAAATTCATCCCCTGCTCGCCTTCTTGTAACACGTCTTCCTTATGGTAACAACAAAGGTGATGGTTTCTCTTCTTGGAGATATAGTGCTCTAGCCTATCCTGTAAAAGCTTTATCCGCAAATGGTGGTGTTACGAGCATTTCTACAAATCTATCCGCAGCACAAACTTATTTTATCGGAAAACCGACACACCTTGAACTTAGTGCGGAACAATATCAAAGCATTGTAGAAGGAAATATTGATTGGTCAAATACTCCAACCGCATCTGGTTCATTTACATATAGCAACTTGAAAGATGCAGCTTTAGTTGTTCTAAACAAGTCGCAAACAACTGTAAACAACAAATTCGAAGGTTACTATGTTGGATTTGCTGATAATAGCAATTTCAATCCAGCCACTCAATTTGATTCCATTCGAACAGTTGAAGGCATTCAATCTTCTTTAGATTCAATTTCAACTTATACAACAGTTCCGAAAAATCGTCTGAATTTCAGTCTTTCTGCAACCAAGTTTGGAAGCGGAGATTCCATTTCAGAGGTCATGGAAAATCTATCCAAGTTCGATATCAGCGAAACAGTATATCAAGATAGTGCAGCATTCGGCATATTCAAACTTCGCCAAAGCATCTTCACTCCAGATACAATTTCTCTTGATTATGTTTTAACTGAAAATTATACAGGATCGTTCGATTACCACAGACAAGTTGGTGATCAAAATGGTGGATCACCTGTAACATTCAACATTTCAAGACTCGCTGAAGATTCCCCAAACATCAATGTTATTGTAAACCCATATATCAGTAACAGATATGCTGATACTTGGCTAGATAATAACGGAATCCCAACTAAAAAAGTAAGGTTTCTTTCCAAGCAAATCGAAAAACCACTTTCTGATTCAGGATTTATCGACACGCAATCAACTTATGTTACAAGAGTCGGTGCAGCATCTGGTACAGTTGCGACAATAGCATCTTCTTATGGATATGCTGATTCATTATTCCCTCTTGGTGTATATAGCAATACTGTGGCATCAGACAAATCAATTGGCTCCCTTCCAAAGAAACTTGATCGTGCTCTAGAATTAGTTGAAAGTGATGAACTCTATCCAATTGATATTGCACTTGAAGCTGGTCTTGGTACAATTTATGTAAACGCCATTGAACAATCCAATCAAACAACTGAATCTGGATATGCATCTGCTGGAGAATATATTGAAAGTACTCCTTTAAATGCTCTTTCTGCGTTCTATACAACGAATTCGGAAAACTTAAACTCGGAGGGTCTAAGAATTCGTGGAAATTACACAGCTATTTCAAATATTTTCATCAATTATGCTGAAAAAGTTAGAAAAGACTTCTTGGTTGTTTTAGATCCAATTAGAAACATTTTTGTTCAAGGTACGAATAGCAAAGTTATCAATACTAAAAAACTTTGGTCGCCAAATGCTGGAAATGATCCTGATCCAACTGCTGCTGGATATGTTACAACAAACTTCTCTCAGCATATATATTGGCCTTTAAGACATCAATTTGGAACAACAAATTGTTCTTATGCCACAACATATGCAACTTGGGCGCAAGTATTGGACCCACAAAGCAATCGTCAAATTTGGATTCCATTCTCAGGATTTGCTTGTGCTGCAATGGCAAATACGGATTCAAACTTCCAACCTTGGTCAGCACCAGCTGGTTTCACTCGCGGTGTTCTCATTGGAGTAAACGATCTCTCAATTTATCCTAAACAAAAACAACGTGATCAATTGTATAAGATTTCCATGAATCCAGTACCATTCTTTCCGAATGAAGGATTTGTGATCTTCGGTCAAAAAACCTTATTGAAGAAACCTTCAGCTTTTGATCGCATCAACGTTCGTCGCTTGTTCCTAGCCTTGGAAAAAGCAACAAAACAAACAGCTAGATTCTTTGTATTCGAGCCTAATACCCTCTTTACAAGAACTCAAGTCATCAACGTTCTTGCTCCAATTTTTGAAAATGCAAAAAATACAGAAGGTGTTTATGATTACAGAATCGTTTGTTCCGAACTAAACAATACTCCTGATGTAATCGACAACAATGAACTAAAAATTGACATCTATATTCAACCAGTAAGAACAGCAGAGTTTATTCTTGTAAACTTCTATGCAACCAGAACTGGAACAAATTTCGATGAACTAATCGGAGGTTAATTAATAAATAATTAAAATACTATGGCAGCTACAAAACAAACCATTCAAGATTTCTACAGAGTAGCATCACAACGCGATTTCGCACGTGATGTGCAATTTAGAGTTTTAAGCATTACACCGCAAGGTACAACTACCAGATTTGATGAAAACGATCTCGTCTATGCACGAACAGCATCACTTCCTTCCAGACAGATTGGAAATGTGCCTACGAAATATATGGGATTAACCTTCAACATACCTGGCCTAGCAACCTATCCAGGCTCCGAGGGTTATGAAATTAATTTCTATTGCAGTGCTAATTCTGATCTCAGAAAGAAATTCCTTTCTTGGACAAATGATACATTTAATGATGCCAATAGTACAGGTAATTATCTAACTCCAACTCAAAATTCAACAATTGATTTAGTTCAACTTGATGTTAACTTTGAAAAGGTTAATCAATATCAATTGGTTGGCGTTAGCATCAGAGATGTTGGTGCGTTGAGCTATAGCATATCTGAAGGAGCAGGAAATGTTTTAAACTTTCCAGTTAAACTCGCCTACCATTACTGGAGAGAAGTTAAAAATAGTTAAAACTTCATCCTTTCCCAATAAATAATTAAAATGGGATCTGGATTAAGCGATGCATTTAATAATGCGTTAAATGGAATTAAAAAAAACGTGGGAGGTGTTTTCTCTGGTAGAAACCCCCTCACTCAACCTCAAGTTGGGGAACTATTTGGTTTTAATATCCAAGGTGCTCCATTAATATCAACAAGAGACTATTTTCTTCTTCAATTAGAATCTTGGTTAACTGCAATACCTCTTCAGTCTCAGTGGATCGTATTAATTCAACCATTTCCTCAGTGTATCAATACAAGCATAATTCAAGGTCTGGAAAGAACTGGTGGTGATTATAAAAATTATGACATTGATCAAGCAAGAAGTATTTTAACATCATACCCATTTCAAAAAGTTAATGGATGTTTATTTGCTCAGAGCGTTCAACTTCCAGATGAAAAAATGACGATTGAAAGGGCAAATGTAATAAATCCTAGGGGTTTCTTGCCAGGCATTATTTCAACAGGTAGAACTCCTTCAAATTCATTAACAATATCATTTCTGGAAACAAACACTTCATTTGCAGATTTCGTAATAAGACCTTGGGTTATTGCAGCTGAACACTTTGGTTTCGTTGCAAGAGAAAACGATACAACAACAAAAAGAGATTATAGAAATGTAAAATCGACTATATACGTTTTACAATACACAAGAACATTTCAAAATGTTTCCATGATTCCAAGAAAAGTATGGACATTTTTCAATTGCGCTCCAATCACAGTTAATACAAAAACGTTGGGATATGAAGAACCGAATTCGGCTCCAACAATAGAAACTAATTGGACTTATACTGATTATGCACTATCTAATTCACTTTATCTTCCCCTTCCAAATATAATAGATAGAATATCAAATGCATTTAGAGGTAATTTTCCAACAATCAGCCCATTCCAAGGTGGAAAAGGGAATGGAAATTTTCCGCAAAATATTACAGGTTTTTTATAAAAATTTATGGATATTTTTACAAAATGCCATATTCCGAGCATTGGTGAAGAATTGAAGGTTAATAAACTTTGTTTTGGTGATTACTTTCAACTCAATTCATACATTTCCAATAATGATTTTGAAAACATAAGTAATACTTTTGATCTGATTTGTCAAAAATCATTAAACGATACAAATCTTACAAATTTAGACAAGTTTATTTTATTGATGCATTTAAATTGCGAATATCTTGAACCTATATTAAAATTACAAGCAAAAGATAATGAGTCCAATTCGGTAACTTATGAAATTTTTTTAAAAGATGTTATAAATAAATCAAAAAAATATGAATTGGGTAATTTTCCACTACCAAAAAAGTTTTATTATTCAGATGTAAATGATATATTAAAAGAAACTGGTAAAAATACAGAGGAAATAAAGGAACACATAGAGAAGAACAAGATTTTAATGTTTGAGATTCCAGATATGATTAGAAATATTCCTAATGTTTATTTTAATTGTTTCGATAATACTCTTTTTTACTTTTTAAAATTGGTTTACTCAACGGATAAAAATAATATATACGGTAAAATAAAAAAATTAAAAAAAGAATATAATTTTCTTCTTTCTGAAATATATGAAATGAGTCCAAAAGAAATAGCCTTGTTTCTCGGTGATAAATAATTGAATGGCAGAAGAAAAAAAAACTCCAGAAAGCGTTTTTGCAATAGATAATCCAAAAGATATTTCATCCGCGAATAAAGGGATGAACGTTGAGTCTTCGGAGGAAAAACAAAAAGAAGAGTTGGTTCTGGAAACTAAAGACATGACATTGGAGGATTTGAAATCATATCTCCAAAAAAATAATGTTATTGTCAATGAACAAAATATTGAAAATTATTACAATCAAATTGTTGAAAATAAAAAATATATAAACGAATATAACAATGCGATAAAAGAATTGGATGAAGCCAAAAAGATTTTTTCAGACAAAAATGAAGAAATTGGAAGAACGGATAATCCAGATAAAACGATTGTTTCCAAAATATCCGAATTGGAGAAAAGACTTGCGGATTTGAACGTGGAAAAACAAAAAAATGAAGATTCGATAAAATCCACGATTAATAATATTTTCAATGAAAATAAAACAGAAAATTCAAAAAATGTAAATTTTGAAACAAAAAATAACGTTTTAAATATGGCATTGAATGGAGTACAAAAGCCTGCACCTGTTGAAAAAAAGATTGAAAATATAGAAAACAAATCCAAAGATGAAACGAAAGAAGTCGAAAAAGAAACAACGAATCCAACAGTAGAAAAGGTTGTAGAAGAACAACCTAAACAAGATACAATAGCAGTAGAAAAAATTGTAGAGGAACAACCTAAACAAAGTTCAATAGCAGTAGAAAAGGTTGTAGAGGAACAACCTAAACAAAGTTCAATAGCAGTAGAAAAGGTTGTAGAAGAACAACCTAAACAAAGTTCAATAGCAGTAGAAAAAGCTATTGAGGAGGAAAAAACACCAATTTATCCTCCAAAAGAAACAAAACCTGAAATTCCAATTTCAGATATTAAAAAAACTGAAACGGATACAAAAAAAGAAGAAAATGTAGAAAAAATGCAAAATGATAAAGACTTAAATTCTTTATCAGAAGAGATGAGAAAGGGTTTCGAGTCCGTTTTAAGTGCAATTCAAGGAATTTCAAAAACAGCTTCACAACAACCTCAAAAAGAGGAACAAAAACAAGAAGAATCGAAACAAGAACCAGAATCAAAGCAATCCACAGATACTCAAAACAAATCGAAAACCCCTCAAAAAAATTACATAGAAGAATATAGGCAAAGTCTTAGATCAAATGTTCCAATAGATGGATTTGTTGGAATTAAAGGTCTTCATCTGAAAGCCAACAACATTGGATCGTTTGTCTAAATATTTTTAGTGAAAAATTTGTTTAAATTTCAAGTTACAGCAGATTGTAGCAATCCATCAGGTTCTCCGAAAATTGTTCCATCTGGAGGAGGACTTTCGGATTCATTATCAAGAAATTTTCTCAAAACGGACTCTATAACAGGAGATTCTAGTGGTCTTATAGACGTTGTAAATGGATTTTACTGGACAAATTCTCAACTAAGCAGTAGACAGGATATTCCTGCTGTAATGTTGAAAGAAAAAAGGCTTAAAACGAATTCAATTATAGCTCAACTCGCATATTACAGTGCAATTGCAAGTGAAAAGGGCGGTCAAGCATCAGGAAGAATTGCTAATTTATTTTCAAGTTCAGCTGGATCTGGAGGAATTAGCGGTCTTTTAAGTGGTGTAGCGGGAAGAGCATTTGCTGGAATTGGTCAAAAACTTGTTGGAGCCGCATCGAGTTTCGGAAAGGGGTTCTCCAGTTCTGGAATTCTTCAAGCAATAACAGGAAAAAATGCAGAAGGGGTTATAGGCGCATTAACTTCAGAATTGGCTTCATCCGATGTTCTTGCTCCATATGAAGGCTTATATATGACAGAAGATACTAAGTTTGTATATAGAATGCCTTATTTCTCCGATCCTGTACATGCTATCCAAAATCAATTCGCAACTGATGATAAAGTTATGTCAGGAACAATGGGATTAGGTGCTCTTGTATCAGAAGGAGCCAAGAAAGCGGAACAAGCGGCTTACGGTCTATCAACTTCTATGAATTTCATGGAGCCAGGCATTTATATCGAGAAGCCTCAATTTTATTCTTTTGCCGCTGGTGGCGACTCAATACAATTCAGTTTTCCTCTCATTAATACGGGTTGGGCTACATTTGAAGATGTACAAAGAAATTGGCAACTCATTTATATGCTTGTTTATCAAAATAGGCCAAATAGAAAAAG